GTAGCTGCACTTGGATCCCAACCAACTGGCGGCAAAGCCGGTTCAAACGCAAAGTCAGGATTGCTAACTGAATTAACAATCCATGTCTTAATACGAACATCATTGGTAGTTGAAGTATTCAAAAACTGAATTTCCCACTGACCACCTCTTAATATAATATCTCCTTTAAATGTAGGAGCAGCAACACCAACATCATGAGTAATTAAACCACCAGCTGTTGTCCAAGGAGCAACACCTGTAATTCGATGCATATTTATACCAAATATTGTACCAGTAACTTGACTAGCTGGAGTTGATGTCGTGGAAGCTCCCGATAGAACAGACCTATAATGAGTAGTAAACTGACTACTATTCCATAAATGATTCTTATAAGCACGTCTAGAAGTCTTCTTCCCTCTAAATCCGAATACATGATCCTTCTGATTTAATGAAGTGTAACCCAACTGTTTAACACCTCCTTTCCTACTAAACCTACGTTTAGTAGTTCTCCTCTTCTTGAAACCACCTCTTCGAGGAGCCATCGTACGCTTTCTCTTAAAATTAAAAGCCATCGCGTGAATGAAGTATTACCATGAACGCGGGTGTATTTATAGTACTTTGGTCGCTCCGCTCCCTCAAGGGACAGAGACTTCGTCTCTTCCAGCTCCCTTCGGGAACTAGCGCAGTGAACCCCGCCTTCGGCGACCCTACGCAGCTGCACCGTTCGCTTCGCTCACTCTTTCATAATAAGATAATATCTCTTTATTATAACATTTCTTCGATTACAATTCTGCGTTCTAATGCAGGAAGTTGAGGATTTATCTCATCCCCAAATTTGAAAATATCACGCGGATGAAAATTACTAGTTACAATGAAGGTGGTTGCATGCAACGCAACCATACCTCCTTTATTTTCTACTAAACACTTATACCGATCAAACCATCTAAGTAAATGGTTTATATCAATACCATTAGGACCAAAATCATCAATTATACAAGTATCTTGACACATATATCCATTCCACCACTTCGTTCTTGGATCTTTGACATACGCCTCTGGTAGAGTCGCATGTGCTAGACGTGACTTGCCCACTCCGGGAGCTCCAAAGAGCCATCTGACTGAAATTGAAGGACGTTCAATGGGGGGTAGGATTGAAAGGGCATTTCTGAGCATGTTAGATCCATGACGGATCCACGTGTGGGGCTCGGCATCGGCGAACTCAACCAACCCCTGATCTCCTCGTCGCACGGCAGCCATGAACGATCTTGCTGCTTCATCTCGATCTTTAGAGACTCGTCCTTCATTAATCGTACCTCCTTCGACAAAGTTTCCACCTTTTGAGCAATACTCTCGATTCTGTCGAGCAGTACCTCTTGAGCTCTCAATATGGCACCTGTTTGAGAGCTTATCCCGAACATAAATGAAAGAACGCCGCTTTCGAAGCGACACGTATCCTTGCAAATGGGGGGTACCGGAATCACCGACTTCTCTTCCGATGATCCAATACTTACCTTCTTCTTCGCACCAAGCTGAGATGCGGAGCACATCTTCCTCTTCGACATAGTTATTCAAAGTAAAACAGAAATGAAAGAATTGAGGTTGGGAAGGCATTGAAACAACAACAAGCTTTATTGATACTTATAGACATACAAAGGGGGCGCAGGGCAACGGGGGTAATACTATACCCCGTTGGCCTGCGCTAATTGTGCTGAACACGTTACAAAGTTGACATTACATACACAAATTAAGTAATAGCATCAGCACTAAACGATAAGTTATGAGACAACGTCAAACTTAAAGTAGTAGCTGTAGCATGACCTACATTACATAACATAACATAAACAATTAATGACAACCCTTGGCTAGCCCAAGTTGTCTGATCTATCTTCTGTAGACGATATCTTCCTTTCATAGTATATGAATTTCCTTGTTCAATCGTTACTTCTCTAGCATTAGATGGCCGTCCAATCTCTTTAATAAAATCTGTAGCTGCACTTGGATCCCAACCAACTGGCGGCAAAGCCGGTTCAAACGCAAAGTCAGGATTGCTAACTGAATTAACAATCCATGTCTTAATACGAACATCATTGGTAGTTGAAGTATTCA